CCCCCACTATGCCCATGAAAATAATGCACTACGAAGTTGACTCCACGGATTGTATCGTGAAGCACTCGGATGTCAATGGTTCCACCATATCCGCCAACTTGAACTGCTGACCCTGTGGCGTAGTTGAGGGTGCTGGCAAAGCGTTGCAGGAGGTCCGTTTCCCCGTGCTTAATGATAGCCGTTTCGTGATTGCCGTATCCTATCAGCAAGATGTTTTTGGCGTAGGGGGCAAACCATTCCACCGAAGTGTCCACGATAGCGTCAAAGTATCGGTCGGTGTTGTGTTCGGGACGAATCAGTGACTTGTCCGCACGACGGTCATATTTGCCCCCCATGCAGCAGTAAGTGTCGCCATTGAGTATAATGGCAGCATTCCGCTTGACGGCTTCGTCCAAATGGTTTTTCAGCAAGCCTCTATCGCAATGGGGGTTGTCCCAATGCAGGTCGCTGACAAGTAAGAACTCCTGCCCCGATTGGCAGGTTACTTCGTGAATGTTTCGGGTGTGCTTGGTGGCTGGTAGGATCATGAGAGGTTTTTAAGTTTGGCATTCTCGGCTTGGAGGGAGTGGATGGTGTGTTCCATTTCCTCAAGTCGCTGACGCAAACTTACGACCTCATTACGAAGTTGTGTTAATTCCTTGTTTTGTGACTCGCTGGTAGCCTGCCACATAGCGAGGACCGCTTGGGCCTGCCTGACTTGCAGGGAGTCCGATTCGACACGGCCCTTGGTGAACCAAGCGACCGCTCCACCGACGATTGCAGCAACGCTCCCGACGATGGTGGTTTCGATTAGGTTCACTCCTTAACCTTTGTCTTATCCAAAGCCATCCAACCAACTGACAACAAGGTCAATACGGAACCGATGATTTCGGTGAGAGTGGCTGCATCGATGATGCCTTTGGCGACGAGTGTACCACCGATGAAGGTTAACAGGTGGCGAAGGAGTGCGATGACTGCTGATTTCATAAAAGGGAGTTTTGGGGTTTCGGGTGTTTCGGGATTGCGTTTGCGAAAGAGTTTCATAGTGATTTGTGTTGGTGGTAGTCCTCGGTGTATTGTTCCTCCCAACCTGCAAAGGCGTGGACTCCGCAGGGTTCGGGCCAAGTTTCGTATTGGGTAGCCTCTTCGGGTGCGTCGCCATCCCAAAGGATGTCGTAGCACACAAGGCCATCCAAGACCCCAAGGTCAACCGCAGCGGTCGTGCCTGTGCATAGAGCCAGCACCTTGTCAGCGTCGCTCTGCTTGGGGAATGCGTACTTGCGGAAGGTAGCCATTAGGGGGTCGTAAGGGCAGCGAGTTCAGCGTTGGTTAAACGAGTGGTGTAGAGGGCAGCGGCACGGATGCGGTTGTTAAAGAAGAGGTCATTAGATGCACTTGTTTCCCTTGTCCCTAAATAAACACGATTTGCTCCAAGCGTGCCAAACGATGCGCCTACAGTTGTCGTTGCAACTATTGAGCCATTTAATGCAAAAACAACACCGCTTGCATTGCTGCTATACCCGACTGCTATTTTGTTGATTCCAGTAGATAGCGATGTGTCTGTAAATGTTGCATCAAGCCTTCCACTTCCCAAAGCATCCCTTATTTGTACTCTGATTTGATTTAAGGTATTGGTATCAACTCTTACTGCACCGATGGTATAAGATGCGGTTTGCAAAGTGATTATAGACACTGCTGCTCCTAAATTTCGATAATCCACCTCCACATAAATCGTCCCCTCGGTCTGCCCGATGCATCCGCTGACTGCGCCTGATACGCTTATCACGTCTGCGTTGCGGGTTACTGAGCCTGTGGTTGTGGGGATGTAGGAGGTGGCGATGGAGCCTCCCTCAATTTGCGCTCCCCAAGTGTAGGCCGTGAGGTTGAGTGCGCCTGATGCGGGCCAAGTAACGTCGCCGTTACCTTCGGCAAGGTTAAACAGTACATTGCCAACAAGGTCGCCCGATGCGATTGTATAGGGTGCAGATATTAGCCTATACCACCCGTTGCCGTAATTTTGGATGCTTGCTCCAGTAGTTAATGCCGTACCGCTTGCAAGGCTAAAATATGATATTGCCGTTCCAGTTCCACCCGCATATTGTGTGAACTGAAGCGCACAAAAATTCAATGGATTGGTCGCTCCTGCCTTAACAAATAAACTAAAGGTATAAGCCCCTGCTGCGCTGATTGTTGGTGAGAATCCAGTATAAAAAGCGTTTTGAACCGCCCCCGAAGCAGCCCCTCCAACGTACTTGGTTATAGACCCACTGGTTCCATCGGGTGCAAGGAAGTCCGTACTTCCCGTTGTAATGGTCGGGCCTCCCGACGCAGTAGCCACGCCGGGTCCACGAAGGTGCCTAACGTCAGGCGCACCGTTGGTCGCAGCAGGCTCCACAAGCAACGCAGGGCAGCCAGCCGTTCCACCGCTTGTGTAGTAGTCCAAGCGAGGAATCCCCGAAGCCACCGACTCAATCAAGCCGTTTGCATTCACACGGGTCGCAGTGGTCTCACGGGTAACATTGAAGTCCCCCGATGCACCCAATACCACACCGCCCGAAGTCGTAGCGACTGGAGTGTAAAGTTTGCCTGTCTTAAAACGTGCAGGAACGAGGATTAGCGATGGGGTCGGCATTGTTAGAAATTGAAGATTGCAGCGAATCGTGTGAACAAGCAGACATTCACGGCAGCCTCGGCAGCGATTGCCCCGTCAGTCGTGGCCCTTGAATTAAAGTTTGTCCAAGCGGCTAATGCAGGGCTGCTGCCAAACTGCATCGAGCGAGGATAACCGTAGCCGTAACCTATCAGCATTAGAGGAATGTGTAACCGATGACGGAACCTGCGCTTGGAGTAACGGCAGTAATCTTGCCTCCGTTGCGTCCTGAAATCACGATGCCAGCGGAAACTGATTTGCCACTCATAGCGTAAGCGGTTAGCAGGTTTTCGCTTCCAGTTCCAGTAAGGGTTGTGAAGGTCGCAGCGGCGTTGACTACCAAGAAGTCGTAGTTTTTGCCTGTAACGGCAGCATCGACAAACTCCATCGTACCACCTTGGCCGAGCATTTGTTGCAATATGGGTGTAGGCATTTTTTAGCGTTTAATTGTAAATGTAGATTAGGTCGGAATTTCACAAACCGAATGACCGTAGGGGATTTCAAAAGTCATCGTCGCCTGCCATCCTGCCGTGCGGTCGTCCCGGCTCTCTACAAACCTCGTAAGCGATACGCTGGACGAGAGGGTCCAGTCCTCGTTTGGGTCGTTTGTAAGGGCTGATATAAAGTCCTGTGCGATTTGTAACTGGTCGCTTAGGACTTCGTCCTCGTTATCCTGCCAACCCAACGTAGGGCTGCCCGAAACCACTCCGCCCATCGGCTTGATGGATTCAACACGGTCAGAAAAGTAAACCCCAACCACCAAGTCCAAAGTACCAGCGTCAGTAGTTGCAGACTGAACGTCCGCAAAAACGAGCGGATAGACGATGCGTTCACGGCTTGGGGTTCGAAGATTGATGGTGTTGTCCGTGCCTACCGCAAGAGGGTCGCCCGTCCCGAAGGAGTTGACCTGAGGATGAGCATTTGCAAGGTCCAAGAGAGCCTGCTTGATTTTTATCCAAGACATAGTTTTGCAGTTTCAGTATGTTTTTTTTATGTGCGCCCATCGTTAGCAGTCATTACAAGCCCCGAATTGACCGTAAGGGTAGGGGTAGTCCAAGTTGCTGATTCCCATTCGCCTGTTGCGGTCCAAGACCATCCCGGTTCGGTAGTTGGTTGCGTTCGGGTAGATGGTATCCAAAGCAGACGGAGGCGAGTTCCAAAGCGGATAGGAATTGCGGTTTTCCATGAGGTAGCGGGTAATCCGTTCGGAGTACCACTCGGCATCGTTCTTCACTTTATCGGTCAGCCGGGTAATCTCTTCCATGCTCATTTGGGAGGACTCTTCGCTTGTTCTGCGAACCATGCCCTTGTTCATGTACTTGAACGCTAAGACCATCGGGAGTTCGTAGTAAAGCCATTGAATCATTGCAGGTTGGATGTAGTCCTCCAGCAGCGTTTGGTTGAGTGCAGACGTTGAACCGCTGACGACCTGCGTAACCAATTCCCCGTATAACGGAGAGCCAACGATGGGCTGAATCCGCATCTCTTGGACCTTGATGACCGTAGGCCGTATCTGCGTGTAACTGACGTTCTCGTTGATGATGCTATTGTCGAGCAGCGTTTCTTCGCTTATGAATAGTGCCTTCATGCCTTCGTGATTTTATTGCCTTTACGGATAACGAGTTGCTGCTCCCATACATGGCGACATTGCGGTCTATTCACTCCGCTGGGCGTGTGATACCAACCGCCTCTGCGATTCCAAACGGAATATCCCATGATTGCAGAAATCCCGTCGATGTCCTCCCTTGTGTAAACCTTGCCCTGCCCGGCCAAGTCAAGCATCACTTTGCAGAACTCTCGGCTGGAGCCTTTGTCCTTGTTACTAAACCCTGTGGCCCATGCGTATTTGTAGCGGACCTCCAAGACTGGCTCGGCAACTTCCTTGACATTCTTAGGAAGGTTCTGCTCGGCTATCTTGTCGACGGCCCTGCTGATTGGGTAGCGGTCCTTTGTGATTAGGTAAGCGACTCGCTTGGCGACCTTCGCCTTGCTGACCCCGAACTCCTTTGCCATTTCTTCAACCGATGCGTCCCGGTTCTTCTTGCGGTAGGCTTCAATCTTCTTGTCCAGTTCCTTTTCTTCTTCGCCTAATTCGGCAAAGGCTAAACGGATATTTTCGTCTATGTTGGTGTCGAACCGCATCGGCTTTGAGTGCATGACGTGGTAGTCGTCTGCATGGCTTCCAAACTTAGAGGCAACGACCTCCAAGACCTTAAACTCTTCATCGCCCCAGCCGTAGTCTTCGTCGTCCTCTTGGCCCCATTGAGGCTCGCTGAACTCTTGGGACTGCACTCCGAGCATCGTGTCAATCTCTTGGGCTGATAAACCGAATCCAGCCGAAAGCATGGTCCGTGCCATCTCCAAGGTGATTTTCTCTTGCATGTATTGCCTGACAATACGCATCAGGTTTTGATACTCACGGCCCGACAACTTCTTGATGTTGTCGTTGCTCTGCAAGGCTTCAACGGCTTGCGGTTGCTCGTCGGGTTGGGGATTAGGTCCAACCACGTCGGCAGGCTTTTCCAAAGGTTGCAGACCCGCTTTTTCCCTCAATTCGTCTTGGGTCATTATCTGCAAAAGGGCTTGTTCGCTTAGTCGCTCCGTGATAGGCTCAACGGGGATAAGTTCCATACCTTCCACGCCATTAAAGGATCCCAAATAATTGATCATCCGTTCCACTTTGCGCACCCGGTCGTTGACGTAGGTGGCTTTGAATAGTTCGTAGGCCTCGACCAATTCGTTGCGACCACCCAATTGGCCCTCGGTCTTTACTCCGAATAACATGGGGTTGGTAACCCTGTGGGCGATAAAGATTTCTTGTTGGATAGCCTTGTTTAATATTTCAAACTGCTTATCCATGTCGCTCGGAGTGAGCGGTTCCAAAGTCGGGGCCTTGGCTGCATCATCGTTGAAGGTTACAACGAAGCGACCAGCGTTGTCCGTACCGCTGAACTTGCGTTTGATTTGACGCTCAATGTCGCCCTGTTCTTCGGGGGTAGGAATCCCGTTGTTGAAGTTTATCAAGTAACCGCCCCAAAAGTTGTTTCGCAGGTTGTTGTTGTGGAAGTTGGCGACCTGTACGTCTGCCTCAATCCAAGCATTGCCTCCGATGTATTCGGGGAGCGGATAGTGCTTCACGCCTGCTGCGTACACACGATAGTAGAACAACTGCTTTCCGAGGCGATTCTCCGGGTCGAAGGCAGGGATTTTCTCGATGTCCCCGACTTTGGGGAACAACTGCATCATGTCGTCGTTGTACCAGTCAGCGACTTGGAACATCTTTTCTTCCTTGTCCACACGGATTTTCTCGAACGGGACGTGTTCCATCTTGGCGATGGTCCCAAGCTTGGACCAAGTAACTGCGACCGCAAATCCATTGAATAGTTCCAAGTCAAGGACCAGTTTCTCGGTGATGTCGTTCAGGTCTTCGGTGCTGGACATTCCGTCGAAGAACTTGATGAAGCGGGCCTGCTGCTCCACGGTCAAGTCCTCCCCTGCCTGCCATCCACCGCCCATGATGTAGTTCACCTTGCCGTTAACAATGGCATTGTGCTTGGACGACCTGCGATAGTTGTCAAGCAGGTAGTAGGGGTATTCGTTGGCAAAGCCGTAGGTGATGTACTTGCCGGACCTGTTCTCCAGCATGACGGGGACCTTGTGTTCTATCCCCAACCATTGGGTGAAGTGTTGAGTAGATTTATTACTCATAGCGTGTG